CTCGCCGTCTAATCCACGCATACCGATAGGAGCGTTTTACTATGGCACTTCCAGAGCAAATTCGTAAACAGACCGAGGCAGTTCAAGAACTGTACGCACAACTCAATGGTGATGGAACCAATGGCGAGGGACAAAATCCGCCCGCCGATGGTGGAACTCCGCCCACTGAAAGTGAAGCTACTAGAACTCCGACCGCCGACGCAGCCGCTGACACGAACAGTGCTACTCAGTCATCCAGTGTTGAGCACACAAGTGATGACGGAAAAGGCTCAGAAGAAAATCTAACTCAAAAATACCGTACCCTCCAAGGTATGTATAACGCGGAAGTTCCACGCCTGCATAGTCAGAACAAAGAACTTTCAGGGCGTTTACAGCAAATGGAGCAGTTGCTGGCAACCATCTCAGCACAACAATCTTCTGCTCGTAACATGGCGCAAACGCAAGTTGACCCACTTGTTACGGATAAAGATGTTGAGGAATATGGAGAATCACTTGACGTGATGCGTAAAGTATCTCGTGAGGAGCTAATCCCTGTTGCTCAAAAACTTGTGCAAATTGAGCGGATGCTTCAGCAGTTACAGACTAATGTTGTGCCACAGGTTCAAAACCTCGCACATCGTCAGGCTATGACTACTGAACAGCAATTCTGGTCAGATTTGGCAGGACAAGTACCTAATTGGAAAGACATCAACGAAGACCCAGAGTTTCAATCTTGGCTTCTTGAGTTTGACCCAATGTCGGGTATTAGTCGCCAAACTATCCTAGAGGATGCACAACGCAGCCTTGATGTACGTCGAGTTGGTAGTTTCTTTAAGTCTTGGCTTGAGATTACTGGACAAGCCAATGTTGCTCAAAACACCCGCCGGAATGTGTCTGCTTCCGAATTGGAACGCCAAGTTGCCCCCGGTAAAGGGCGCAGCACAGGTAATCCAACTGGAACAAACGCCAAGACATACAGCCCTGATGACATCAAAAACTTCTTTAGTGATGTTCGTCAAGGTAAGTACAAAGGGCGCGAGGCAGAGCGTGACCGCATTGAACGCGATATTTTCGCTGCACAGCGAGAAAATCGTATAACTGTTAACGCTTGATTAGAGGAGTTTTATCATGGGATTTCCCGTCGCCGCAGGACGCCCGAATTATTCGGGTAACTTCATTCCAGAAATTTGGTCTGGTAAATTAATCGAGAATTTCTACGATGCCACCGTGCTCGCAGCAATCTCTAACACTAACTACGAAGGCGAAATTCGCCGCATGGGTGACACGGTTAACATCCGTACCACTCCTGAAATTACTATCAAGACTTACGTAAAGGGCCAAACCCTAAGCGTTGAGAATCCTGATAAGCCAAAAATCCAGTTGGTCATCGACAAGGGCGAGTACTTTGCCTGTATCGAAGATGATGTGGATAAGGTTCAGTCTGACATCAACATGATGGACACTTGGTCTAAAGACGCTTCTGAGCGTATGAAGATTAAGATTGACCAGCGCGTTCTGACAGATATTCTTCCGGGCATTTCTGCCTTGAACAAAGGTGCATCTGCTGGTCGCATCACTGGCAACATTGACTTGGGTACAACTGGTTCTCCAGTAGCTATCACCAAGACTAACGTGCTTGAGTACATCGTTGACATGGGTACTGTGCTTGACGAAGCTAACTGCCCTGAAGGTGACCGCTTCTTGATTATCCCCGCCAAAATGGCTGGCATGATTAAAAAGTCTGACCTGAAGGATGCTTCTTTGACTGGCGACAGCGTGTCTGTATTGCGTAACGGTCGTTTGGGTATGATTGACCGCTTTACTTTGTACATGAGCCACAATCTGTCCGTGTCTTCCGGTAAGTTCAACCTTATCGCTGGTCATAAGATGGGCTTTACTTTTGCCTCCCAGATGACTGAGATGGAATCTATCCGTGCTGAGTCTACTTTCGGTAACGTCATTCGTGGCCTGCAAGTTTATGGCTATCAAGTGGTGAAACCTGAGGCATTGGCTCAAGGCATCATTACCATGTAATTAGTGGGGGGCTTCGGCCCCCCGTTTCAACTTTTTAGGAGATTTAAAATGGCTACATATACTGACTCGCTAGGCTTTAATAAAGGCTCGGCTGCGTATCCTGCGGACTCTTTGAACAAGACTGTTCGTGTGGAAATTACCCTCGACTTCCCAGCAATCATTGCTGCACGTTCTGCTGCTGGTGCTACTGCACTGGCTGCTTCTGATGTGTTGGAAGTGATTCCTGTACCTGCTGGCACTATCGTGTCTAACGTAGGTATGGTAGTTACTACCGCTGCTGGTGTTACTAGCACCATTGCAATCGGTGATGGCTCTGCCACCGCTGGTTACTTGGCTGCAACATCAGCAAATGCAACTGGTACTTCAGGTGGTGTTCCTGTGTTGGCGTCTGGTGCATTTGCTCCCACTCTGAGTGGTGGTAAGGTGTACGCTGCTGCTGATACCATCGACATCTTGATTGGTACTGCTGTACCAGCCGCTGCTGTTGTACGTGTCTTCGCATTGTTGACAGATATTAACTAAACGGCAATAGGATGGGGGCTTCGGCCCCCTCCTTCTAGGAGAACAATATGGCACGCGATACAACTTCAGTACATAGTAATACTGATGCAATACTTCATACTGGGCCTATTAGATTGCTCGGCGTGTTATATACATCTTCTGGTGGGCAGAGCGTAGACCACATTAAGATATACGATGCACTTTCGGCTACCGGCTCTGTAAAACTAGAGTTAGATACTACCAAGCAAGGTATTGTAGATTTTCCTATTCCTGAGGGTGGGATGATTTTTGGTACAGGAATTTATTGTGACATTGGTGGGGCAACATCCATTACAGTTCTTTTGAGAGACTAAAATGGCTAAGGTCATTAAAAAATCTGAGATGGCATGTAACTCCCCAAAAAAGACACCGGGGCATGCTACTAAGTCTCATGTAGTTAAAGCCTGTGCTGGAGGCAAAGAGAAGATTATTCGTTTTGGTCAGCAAGGTGTAAGCGGCGCTGGGTCTAGCCCAAGCACGCCAAGTGAAAAGGCGCGGCAAAAAAGTTTCAAAGCCCGTCATGCGAAGAACATAGCCAAAGGCAATATGTCTGCGGCATACTGGGCGGATAAAGTGAAATGGTAGCCAAGACTAAATCCAAAGTAAACGCAGCAGGCAACTACACTAAGCCTGAGTTGCGTAAGCGGATTGTGTCGCAGGTTAAAGCTGCGGCGGTTCAAGGTACGGCTGCTGGGCAGTGGTCAGCCCGTAAAGCGCAGTTGGTGGCTAAGAAATACAAAGCGGCTGGTGGGGGGTACAAAGATTGAAAGCCTCGCAAAAGTCTCTAAAAGATTGGACGGCGCAAAAGTGGCGTACAAAGAGTGGTAAACCGTCAAGTAAGACTGGTGAGCGGTATCTACCAGAGGCGGCAATTAAAGCGTTGACCCCCGCAGAGTATGCGGCGACTACTAAAGCAAAGCGTGAAGGTAAGGCAAAAGGTCAACAGTTTGTAAAACAACCCGCTAAAATAGCGAGCAAGACATCTAAGTACAGATAGGAGTTTTAAATGGCGCGATACCTACGAAATAAACAAGATGGTTTTATTTACGACTATACTGAACTACTAGCTGAAAACCCACTGGTTGAGGAAGTAACTGAGGAAGAAGCATTTCCTGAAAAATTTATTCCAAAGAAACAAACTGGTCGTAAAACTGGTTTAAAGTTAGAGACTCCAGCAGAAGAAATTCCAGTTGAACCTCCTGTTGAGAACGCCGAACTTAACGCAGATGCATCTAAGGGATTACCCGAATGATACTCAATGATGTAGTTACAGAGGCCCGCCGTCTTATACAAGACATTAGTACACCACAGCGATATAGTGATGCGGTGCTACTAGGCTTTGCCAATCAGGCGCTCAAGCGCATGGCAGTGCTTCGCCCCGACCTCTTTGCCTACATCGGAGAGATTCCTTGTACGGCTGGGACTGTTATTCAGTCGCCGCCGTCTGACTCTATTCGTGTTATTGAGATTTTCCAAGTTAAAGACGGCGCAGGTGTCACTGAAGTTGACCGCACTGTTCTTGACCAGACCCTCCCTAACTGGATGAACGACACGGCTGCAACCACTGTTAACTGGATGCGGCACGTACGTAACCCAAACAAGTTTTTTATATACCCTAAAGCTCCTGCGTCGTTGATTCTTATTGGGGAATATGCGCAGACTCCTCCTAATTACACAGGGTCGCAAACTGTAGCTTTGCTACCCGATGCTTTCTTCCCTGTCGTAGTTGACGGGACTGTGTTCCTAGCTGAGTCGGTTGACAATGAGCATGTAAACTCTAACCGTGCACAGTTGTTCCAGCAGGCGTTTACCCAAGCATTGGGCGTAAGCGCACAGGCAAGAACCTTGACTGATACAGAAGAAGCGGGTTTACCTAACGAAGCGGTGGTCGCATCATGAGTACTCGCACATTTCTTTCTTTGGCTAACCGCCTTGCACCTAGCGTGCCGGGCTGTCCTCAGCCAATCTTAGAGCAATATATTCGTGATGCAGCAATCGAGTGTTGCGAAAAGACGCTTGCATGGCGCTATGAGCAGCCTTCAATCCGTCTAACACCGGGGGTGTATGAGTACCCCTATAACAACCCATTGCAGACAGAAGTCCATGCTTTTCTGACTGCCGCTGTTAATGGCGCACCTCTTACGCCTTTAACGCTTGAGAAACTGTATATGCACTACCCCAACTGGCCTGATTTAGACCCAGACCAGAGGGCTGACCCTAGGTATATTTGTCAACTAGACCCTGATAATTTTGTACTTGCTCCATTACCTGATGCTTCTGTAGCCTATGACCTTAAGATGATTGCTGTCTTAAAGCCGCTACGCACAGCTACCGGCATGGACAAGTCAATTATGGATGACCTAGAGAATACGATTATGCATGGTGCGTTGCAGCATTTATTGGTTATGCCGAACAAAAATTGGAGCGACCGTGAATTGGCAACGTATCATGCTAAGCAATATATTTCTAAAATAACCGAGCGCAGAGCAAGGGCTAATCTAGGTGCAGCACGTGCCTCGATGAGTGTCCAAATGCGCCCTTTTGCGTGAGGTTACTATGGCTGTCGATGTCATTCGTTTAGTAGAAGGTGATGAGAGACCAGTCATTGTTCTCACGTTGACCGACGATAATACAGGGTCGCCAATTGACTTATCTTTGTCCACCACGGTGGTAACTATTAAGTTTCGTGAGGCTGGTACAACTACGCTGTTGTCAACGATTAGCACTTCAAAATTAAGTGGTGGTACAACAGGGCAGGTACAGTTTGACTTTACAGGCGGTGTGCTTAATGTAGACCCCGGCATGTACGAAGGTGAGATTGTCATTAACTTTAACGGGCAAGTCCAGACTGTGTATGACACCTTACGCTTTACGGTTAGAGAGAACTTCTAATGGCTAATATCCGTGCCTCCTATGTTGTTTCGCAAGTACTGTTGGCGACCACTACCTCAGTGGTTATCAATATTGCTGCGATTGGCGGAGCCACGGCTACAGCACATGCAACACCCGTAATTAAAGCGTCAGCGTTTGTTGTACCTACCACTGCACTGGAGAATGAAATTGTCCAGATGTCGGACTTCCGTGCGCTTAATATTGGGCAAATATCTATTGACGTAGCCACGGCTACGGATGACGTAGCTATCTCATTCGATACCTCGTTCACAGACTCTGTGACGATGACGGATGCAGTCAATCGTATGTTCTATGGCAACATAGACTTTGACCCCACCGACCCAGACGCTGACCCAGACCCAATTAATGTTGCAGACGCAGATGAAAAAGAAGTAGGGAAAACCCTAACTGATACTGCCGAAGCTACTGATGCTGACGTTAAAACTACTGATAAAGTGTTGTCGGACTCCACATCTAGTGTGGATGACGTAATCAATACTAAAGATATTGGCAAGTCATTGGCTGATGCTGCTACAGCAGCAGACAACATCAACACATTTAACACAGACAAAGTTGTTGCTGATAGTGCGACGGCTACAGACGCAGCGGCTAAAGACTTCACACGCCCAGACGTTGTTGATTCGGTAACTACAGCAGATGATTCTTCACGTCAGCCGGAGTTGGGCAAAACTGAAACAGTAACTGCTTCTGATGCATTTGGCCCATTTGATATAGGGGTAAACCCTAGTGATGCCGTAACTGCATCTGATGCAGTAGATTCTTTTGCTGTCACGACTGTCTTGGCTGATTCCGTTGAGATAACGGACTTTATTGCTAAGACCCCGGGGTATGAGTTTGACTTTGACGTAACTGATGCTGACGCTGATGCTGACCCAGTAACCATGACCGAAGTCATGGCGAAAGACTTTACCCGCCCTGACATTACAGATAGTGCATCGGCTACGGATGCTATTGCTAATAACCCCGATTTATCAAAAACCGATACTGTTACGGCTACGGATTCTGATGCGAAGTCCTTTGACACCGCACGTACTGAGTCTGTATCCGCAACAGATGAGGCTGCTATTAGCACAACAAAGGTTCTGACTGACGCTACTACCGGGGCTACAGACGCACTGGTGGTTGAAGTAGGTAGTGTTTTGGCTGATGCTGTTACTGGTACAGATGCAATCAATACTTTCTCTGTCAGTCAAGTTTTGGCGGATACAGCATCTGTTACTGATAGTCTAATTACTACCCTTATACTTGGGCAGTCTACACCGCTCTATGACTTCGCATTTATGTCGGATGACAAGTTTACGTACTTCGCAGTGCCGGGTACGATTAACAGTCATCTAATCCACCAACCTGTCGTTAACGGTGAATTTGTACTGACAACTGACCCCAATGCTGGTATCGTATATACCATCCGCACGGAGTCGTACAGTTACATGTTTGCTGGTTACGGCTTGAACGAAAACCAACTTAACTAAGGAGTAATCATGCTTCACGATACCATTAAAATGACTGGCGACCTGAAGATTGTTCTAACAGACGAAAACGGTCAAATTAAACATGAGCAAGAAATTAAAAACCTAGTCGTCACGACTGGTAAAAACTTCATTGCATCCCGCATGAAGGATGCTACAGCAACAGCTATGACCCACATGGCTATTGGTTCTGGTACTACGGCTGCTGCCGCAGGCGACACTACGCTTGGTACGGAACTTGGTCGTGTTGCATTGACTTCAACTACTGTTACTACCAACAACGTGGCATATGTTGCTACGTTCCCAGCCGGTACTGGTACTGGTGCAGTAACCGAAGCAGGTTTGTTTAATGCTTCTTCTGCTGGTACGTTGCTTTGCCGTACAGTGTTCTCAGTCATCAACAAGGGCGCAGCAGATACGCTCGGCATTACTTGGACTGTGACTGTTAACTAAGGAGTCTGGGAATGGGTATCAAACTCACAAACAATGCTTTTGCTACGCTTGCGGCGGGTATCAACTCGGCTGCAACAAGCATTACGTTGACAACGGGGCAGGGTGCTCGCTTCCCAACTTTAGCGGGCGGGGACTACTTTTACGCCACACTGGTTGACACCTCCAACAACTTGGAGATTGTCAAGTGTACGGCTCGTAGTACTGACGTACTGACAGTTGTACGTGGACAAGAATCTACAACGGCTCGTGCATATGTTACTGGTGACCGTATTGAGATTCGCTTGACTGCTCAGACCTTTATTGACGCAGTAAACGAGATTGGCCCTACTCAGGTATCTGATGAACTTAATAGTTCGACCGGGTATTTTGATTTACCAAGTGGTACAACTGCCGAACGTCCGGGTTCCCCCGGGACAGGAATGATACGGCACAATAGTACTACTGGATACCCTGAGTGGTACGACGGTACAAATTGGCAAGATATTAGACCTTCAACATACTTTGTAGAGTATCTTGTTATTGCTGGTGGCGGCGGAGGCGGCGCGGCAAGGTCTTCTGTAAGTTACGCTTCTGGCGGCGGCGGTGGCGCAGGCGGGTATCGTTCGTCTGTTGCTGGGCAGTCTTCTGGCGGCGGTGGCAGTGCTGAATCGCAATTTCTGGCAACACAAGCAACTATGTACACAGTTACCGTTGGCGCTGGCGGCGCTGGCGGCGCTCCCGGTGTTGATAGCGGGACAAACGGCGCTAATTCTGTATTTGCAACAATTACTTCTGTTGGTGGTGGTGCGGGTAGTGGATACCCAGTGGCAGGCGTTGCTGGCGGCTCAGGGGGCGGTGCTGGTGGTGCTGCTGGAACCCAACCGGGCGGTGCTGGGACTTCTAACCAAGGATATGCTGGTGGTAACGGATTAAACGCCCCAAATTATGGAGCTGGCGGCGGCGGCGGAGCTGGGGCTGTAGGCGGAAATGGAACAACTAACGTAGGTGGCAACGGTGGTGCAGGTGTTTCTTCAAACATTACTGGCTCCGCCGTAACTCGTGCAGGCGGTGGCGGCGGCGGTGTTTACACAAGCTCAGGCACGCCGGGTACGGGTGGCTCTGGCGGCGGCGGTAATGCTGGTCAAACATTCCCAAGCAATGGTGTAGCAGCAACCGCAAACACAGGAAGTGGTGGTGGCGGAGCAACCGACAACGCTGCTGATGATGCTGTATCTGGTGGTAACGGCGGCTCAGGTATCGTAATTGTTCGTTATCAAGGCGCTCAGCGTGGGTCTGGTGGCACTGTTACATCGTCTGGCGGATACACCATCCACACATTTACATCGTCTGGCACGTATACAGCATAAGGAGAATTTGAATGTCACATTTTGCAAAAGTAGTAGACGGTTTGGTAACGCAAGTAATCGTTGCTGAGCAAGAGTTTTTTGATACGTTTGTGGACTCTAGTCCCGGACAATGGATTCAGACAAGCTACAACACCCACGGTGGTGTTCATGCTAATGGCGGCACGCCTCTGCGTAAGAACTATGCAGGTATCGGGTATACCTACGACGCTGGTCGTGATGCGTTCATCCCACCGAAGCCATACAGTAAGTGGGTCTTGAATGAAACTACCTGCTTGTGGGATGCACCTACACAGATGCCTAATGATGGCAAGCGTTATTCATGGGATGATGCCGCAGGTAACTGGGTAGAAGTACCTGACACTCAAGGACAGTAATCATGGGAATTAAAGTCACCAATAACGCTTTCGGCACATTGAACGCAGGTATCAATAGTTCGGTAACGACTATTGTGCTAACTGCGGGCGATGGTGCGCGTTTTCCTACATTAAGTGCTGGTGACTATTTCTATGCCACACTGATTGATACGTCAAACAATCTCGAGATTGTAAAAGTTACAGCCCGTTCAACTGACACTATGACTGTAGTGCGTGGTCAGGATAACACAACGGCTCGTGCATACAGCACGAACGACAGGTTTGAGCTACGCCCAACGGCGGCTCTATTCACAGAGTTTGCTGACCGTGCTACCACTGGTAAAGCAATCGCAATGGCAATTGTCTTCGGAGGATAAATCATGGCAGCCCCAAACATCGTAAACGTAGCAACTATCACAGGTAAAACAGCGGTGCAAGCTGTCGGCACTTCGGCAACAGCCATCGTCACCAACTCAGGTAGCAGCGGCAAAGTCTTTAAAGTGAACGCACTTTATATTGCAAACATTGACGGCACTGCTGGGGCAGAAATCACAGTAGACTTGTTCCGCTCATCGACTGCGTATCCTATTGCTTCAACTGTTTTAGTTCCTGCTGATGCAACACTTGACCTAATGTCTAAAGCAATTTATTTAGAGGAAGGTGACACACTTCGTTGTACAGCCAGTGCGTCTGGTGATTTGACAGCGGTGTGCTCTTATGAGGAGATTTCATAATGGGTGTTTCTCTTAGCGGTATTTGGACAGCACGGCAAGTCCGAGATGGTAGAGGCGACGCTGATTACCCTAGGGTATATAACATTGAGTATCTTGTTATTGCTGGTGGCGGCGGAGGCGGCGGCTCTACTGAGGGGCATCAAGGCGGTGGCGGTGGCGCTGGTGGCTATCGTTCTTCTGTAACGGGCGAATCTTCTGGCGGCGGCGCATCTGCTGAGTCCACACTAAGTTTAACTCCGGGAGCCGCTATTACAGTAACTGTTGGTGCAGGCGGGTCTGGTAGTCCAACTGGCTCAAAAGGTGCTTCCGGTAATGATTCTGTACTTAGTTCTATAACTTCTACGGGCGGTGGCGGTGGCGGTGCTGGTAGTAATGGAGGAACTAACCGTGTAGGTTTATCAGGCGGTTGTGGAGGCGGCAACGCTTCTTCAGACCAAAGCCCAAACGGTTCTGCGCCATCTGGGACTGCTGGTCAAGGTTATGCTGGTGGAGTAGGCTCTACTGGCCCGGGTTGGGGTGGTACAGGCGGTGGCGCTGGAGCTGCTGGTGCTTCTAACTCAAATCCAAATAATTCTTTAGCTGGCGGTGCTGGTGTAGCTTCTTCAATTAGTGGCTCTTCGGTTACTAGAGCAGTTGGTGGTGGTGTAACTGGATATGGTTTAAGTGGAAATAACGGAACAGCAAACACAGGTGGTGGAGGGTGGGGAGGAACAACTGGGACTACAACTGGATACAACGGTGGTTCAGGCGTTGTTATTGTGCGTTACTTTGGTGAGCAGCGTGGTTCCGGCGGAACTGTAACTTCATCCGGCGGCTATACCATCCATACATTCACATCATCTGGGACTTACACAGCATGATAGACGGACGCAGACTACCTCTCGTTATGTTTCCGAACGGCGCATTGATGCGCTGCGAAGCTGTACCTGAGGGCTGCGTTCTTGTAATTGAACCTGAAGAACCGCAAGAAAGTGATTTCCCTGCGGTAATAGACCAAACACAAGCCGTTAAGGAGGCTAACCGTGGCAGCAACAACTCATGAACTAGAAGTACAACTAACCTCTCATGAGGCTGTTTGTGCTGAGCGTTACCAAACTTTTATCCAACGGGTTGACCGTTTGGAGTCTTTGATTTTTAAAACCGCCGGTGCTCTGATAGTCGGCATGGCGGGTATCCTTGTGGCTATTCTTTTTAAGGGGATTTGAAATGATGAACAAGAAACCTGCTGTAAAAAAAGCTGCTGGTAAGCCTATGGGTTACGCTAAAGGCGGTATGACTTTCAAACCTTGTGCTGGTTGTCCTAACGCTGCAAAGTGTAAGGCGATGGGCAAGTGCATGAAAAAAGCAAAATAACCACTGCGGGGTTTTAAATTGAGCTATGTCAGACGAACTGGGGTTGTCGGTTGGTGCCAAGGGTATCAGCGAAGGGATAAAAACTGGTAGGGAAGCTGGTCGAGAGATTGGCAAGAACATTGAAGAAGTCCAGAAAGAAGCAGTTGACGTAGCAAGACAACAAGCGAACGCTAAGATTCGTGAGCGCAGAGAAGCAGAGTTTAGGAAAGAGCGGGCAATATTCAAAGCCCTTGATGAGTATCGACACCGGAAGAAAATTTCGGATGAGGAGTACAAATTAAGGGTAGATTTTATAAAGCAGCACGGTACTAAAGAGTGGCAAAAGGTTTTAGATATTAAGACCGAGATTGAACGATTGGAAAAAGAAGATAAGAAGTATTTTGATGCGGAGTTAGCAAAGGTTAAATGGGTGCAGTTTTGGTGCTTTATGGCAGCAGGCTGGGTTGCTTATTTTATAGTTTGGGGAGGTAAAAAGTAATGAGTGAAAAAGAAACATATATCGAAACTGCCAAAGAAGTTGCTGGTAAAGCGATTGGCAAACATGGTCTGGTATATATCACCATTATTGTAGCTATGGGTGTAGGTGCCTCAATCGTATTAGAGGAAAGCAAAATGGCGGCGGTCATGGGTCTACTGGGCGCATCGTTAACTGCTTTAATCTCTATGCTTAACGGTGTAGCAGGTGCTAACCCTAAACAAGAACGCCCCGAATTTGAAATTATGAAGCAGCTTATTGACAAAGTAGAAACAATGGCTGACCGTGACCCGATGTCGGTGCAAGTTGAGGGCGATAAAGTTACTGTTCGCAAAGGCGATAACGAAACCGCAATAGGGAGATAACATGTTTCCACTAACCGCATTAGTAGATGTCGGCATGAAAGTGCTGGATAAATTTATTCCAGACCCCGAAGCTAAAGCAAAAGCTCAGCAAGAACTTCTTAAGATGCAACAAGAAGGCAGACTGGCTGAACTCAATGCTGACAATATTGAAGCCCAAGAACTTACTAAGCGCCATGAAGCAGACATGGCTAGTGATAGTTGGCTGTCTAAGAATATAAGACCCATGACCCTTGTGTTTATCTTAATTGTCTATTCCACTTTTGCAATGATGTCTGCTTGGGATATTGAAGTAAACAACAATTATGTTGAATTGCTTGGGCAGTGGGGTATGCTAATTATGTCATTCTATTTTGGCGGTCGTACGCTAGAGAAGATTATCGACATGAAGGGAAAGAAAAATGCAACTGACAAATAACTTTTCCCTTGTCGAGATGGTTAAATCTGAGACAGCGTTGCGTCACAACATGGACAATACGCCCGGGGAGGCTGAAATTGAAAACCTTAAAAAACTATGTGAGCAAATTCTTCAGCCTGTTCGGGAACACTACGGCAAAGGAGTTAAAGTCAACTCCGGTTTCCGACATCCCGAAGTCAACGCCAAAGTCGGTGGCTCCAAAACCAGCGACCACTGCAAAGGCCAAGCGGCAGACATCGAAATCCCCGGTGTCCCCAACGCGGAACTCGCGGAGTACATCGCAAAAAACTTCTCGTTCACGCAAGTCATCTTAGAGTTTTACACCCAAGGTATTCCTGATTCTGGTTGGGTGCATGTATCGTATGACCCTGCGAATTTAAAGAAACAAACACTAACTGCTGTCAAACAAGACGGCAAGACTGTGTATTTACCCGGATTGGTTGCCTAATATGGCCGCAGTAAAAATTGTTAAATTTCTTGGGGAAGCCCCGAAGATTGCTTCGGAGTTGCTGCCTGACGCTGCGGCGCAAGTTGCGTTTAACGTCAAGCTATATTCAGGAGATTTGATTCCTTACCGCTTACCCTATCTAGCTGGTCACGTAGACCGTGTGGGCACAATTAAGACGTTGTATGCTTTACGTGACCCAAGTAATGGCGACCTAAAGTGGCTAACTTGGGCAACTGACGTTGACATTATTACGGCTTCAGCGTCTGAAGATTTGGAACAACGCTTTTACTTCACAGGTGATGGTGTACCTAAAGTAAGCAACTATGAGTTGGCTACTGCTACGGGTGTACCTTACCCAAACAATTCTTATGACTTGGGTTTACCCTTACCCGAAACAGTACTTACTACATCATCTACATCGTTCACCCAAAAAACCTCTACTACTCGGGCACGGGATACAGGTAATTACGCTACTGTAGTTACATCTGCAAACCATGAGTTGCGTACAGGGATGATTATTACCATCAGCGGGTTTCCTGCGGCAACAACCAGTGTAGCTACATTTAATGCAACCAATGCTGAAGTGACTGTAGTAAACGACACTACGTTTACCTACTTTAGCCCGGGCGAGCAGGTTAGCACTACATCTGATACCAACGGTAAAGTATCTCTTGCTGGTAACACAATCCCTCGGAACTATGTCTACACATGGTATACCCCGTGGGAAGAAGAATCTATTGCGTCTGAACCATCTGACAATTTATATATTAAAGAAGGTCAGTTAGTTACAGTTAGTAATCTACCTACTGCTAAACCTACTGGCAGTAACTTTGTACGTGGTGTGCGGTTGTACCGTACGCTTGCGTCGTCTGGCGGTACAGAATATTTTCGTCTAGGAACCTTGTGGTTCCCGACTACCACGGCTCGTGTAAGCCGTGCTGACAACGTGTCTCGTGTGACACTAACTAACCATCACAATCTTGCATTAGATGACCGCTTTAAACTAAGTGGTTGTACTGATTCGTCGTTTAATATTACAGGCGGTGTTGTCCTTGACATCATTGATGACTATACGTTTGAGTATGCGCAAACCGCAAGTGCCGTAGCAGATAAGGCTGAGACCGCTGGCACGGTATATCACGATGTTGCAGAATCTTTAGATAAACCTGCTCGCTATTGGGGTGATGGTAGTTACACATTTACCGATGACTTTGATTCACGGAATCTGTTTGACATACTGGAGACCAATGAATATGACCCCCCTCCTGAAAATCTTAAAGGTCTTATCGCAGCACAGAATAACATTCTGGTTGGTTTTGATGGTAATCAGTTATTCTTTTCCGAACCAAATGTTCCACATGCTTGGCCTGCCAAATATGCGCTGACGTTTGAGTCAGACATTGTGGGTGTTGCCTCTGTGGGTGGATACATTCTTGTTATGACAAAAGAGTATCCATACCAAGTATCCGGTAACAACCCTGCGACTATGGCGTACGCTCGTATTGATACCCTGTATCCTTGCATATCTAAACGCTCTATTGTGAACATGGGCTACGGCGTAGCGTATGTAACATATGGTGGTCTAGCTGTATACAACCCATCGGGCGGTATGGACTTGATTACAAAGTTTGTGCATGACTGGGATACATGGCCCGAAGCAGTTGATTTGACCAACGTAACAGGTCGTTTTTATAACGGCAAATACTTTGGCTCTGACGGTACAGCTTCATTTATCTTTGAACGCGATGACCGCATCGGTGGTTACTTTGTTCAAATCAACTATAAATTTACTGCTGCGTGGTACGACCCGCAGTCTAATGACTTTTACTATATTGCCGATAACCTTGGTAATTTATATGAGTGGGATAAGTCTACACAGCCTTTATCTTCTGCTGAGTGGAAGTCGAAAACCATTGTGACCAAAGACTTTCTAAACCTTGGGGCGGCTCGAATTATTGCAGACTACGCTGTACCTGACGCTGAGTCTGAAGCGATTGCTGCGTACAACGCTGGCGTACCTGCGTACAACCTTGGAATATGGAACGAATATAACCATACATCTGTCTCACTGTCTTATGCTCGTGCTTCAGGTGTAGCAACAATCGTAACGGCTACTGCGCACCAGCTAATTACAGGCTCTCGAATCCGTATTACTGGGTTTACCTCTGGTGTTGGAACAACCTTCAATACTTCTGATGCAGTTGTTACTGTGGTTAACTCTACGACATTTACCTACACTAATGCGGGGGGAGATGTATCTGTTGTATCTGACGGGTCTGCAACAATCCAAAGTCTAAAAGGCTTGGGGGATATGAATGGCCCATACGACCGCATAGATGCGCAAGGCAACCGCATTACTAACTTTGGCACTTTAAACTCTGTGGTTGTAAATGGAGATAACTATACACGTTCGTTAAGAACCATTGAGTCCATACTACCAATTACGTTCCGCCTTTGGGTGGACAAGCAACTTGCCTTCCAAGCTACTGTATCCACGGATGAAGTATTCCGCCTCCCTACAGGATACCGTTCCGATACGTTTGAAGTAGGGGTGTCAGGTTCTGCACGAGTTCGGGCTATCCATTTTGGAGAGACCCCCTTTGGATTGAGGACAGCATAATGGCTAGATTTACTGCAATACCATCTGTACCCACTGGGAATGTTACCGAGTGGCAAGGACAAATTTTCCGGGCCTTAAAAGAAGACGTTGAGCTTCTTGCTGGTATTCGGGGCGAGGCCGACTTGGCTAGTAAAGCAGTGACTCGAAGTCAACTTCGGGTTAACCAGACTGCGCAACCTACATTTTCTCGTGTATCTGCGACCGGTAAAGGGTATACTATTAGCGGGCAAAACGTAGCAGATTTGGACGACTTTGGAAAGTTAATTAATGATGTTCAGCTTCTTGCAAACGACGTGGCGACACTACGAAATGTTGTTAATACGCTCATTGCCCAATTGAAAGGATAAATCATGGCTGCACCGAACCCAGTACTGTCAATTCTAAACATGCAACAGAAAGCCCCGGCTTCAATGCCGCAGGCAGCCCAGCCCAGCCCACAAGGGCCAGCGGCGGTAAACTTGACAGGTACTCCTGCTCCTGTTATGCGCCCTGCGCCTGTAATGTCTGCTGACCTTCCAGCACCTACAACGTCTCTTGATTTACCTGCGTCGTTACAAGGTTTGCTTGGGTCTAGTAGCCCACAGGTTGCTATAGATGAACCCCTATTAGCGCAACAAAGCCAACAGTTTACGCAGACAGGTACAGTTGCTTCTAACCCTAACGCTCCTGCGTTAGATTTTCGTTTACAACCTACATATGCGGAGGGTGGTATGGTCGGTCAAAATGGTATGCCTATGCGCCCTGCTGGTATGCAAAGCGGGCAACAACAAGCAATGTCTCCACAGATGATGGAGATGCAAATCCAAGAATTTATGCGCAAGAACCCACAACAGGTTCAGCAAATTACACAAGCCATCATGGCAGGATTCCAATCTGGGGAAATTACTCCTGAGGAATTGAATATGGCAGGCCAGTTGGCTATGACCGCCCTTCAGAATCCTGAAATGTACCAGTACGTACGTCAGTTTGCTATACAACAAGGTCTAGCGACTGAGCAAGATTTGTCTCCTGAATATGACCAAGGTCTTGTATTTGTTCTACTTTTAGCCGTTCGTGCTGCACAGCAGCAAACCGGTAGCATGGGTGGTATGGGTACACAAACTGGTATGCCAGAACAACCCGTTATGAGTATGGCTAACGGCGGCTACATATCAATGGGGGACAACGCACGTAGCGGTGGTAAGGTTGTTGGCCCCGGCACTGGCACTAGCGATAGTATTCCAATTCGTGTATCAGCAGGTGAGTACGTTATCCCGGCTAAGATTGTCCAAGCTAAAGGTAAGGACTTCTTTGACTCCCTTCTTAAGAAATATCAAAACGCATGAGCACACTCCCAGCAGGGTACGACCCAATACCATTAGATGACTTCGAGCCTTTGCTCCTAGCCACTAAGGAGCATTTTGACTTGTATTGGCCCTCGACTAAGCCTTTGTTGGAGCGGTGTATTAAACGTGCTATGCATGGAGAGATGAGTGTAGATGATATTTATAACTCGGCGCTTGCTGGCAAGATGTATATATTTGTTGTGAAGTGTGATAAAACAATTACTAAGAGTGTGAAACTAGCACTTGCAATTGAGATTATCCCTTACCCAAAGTTAGCTGCTATGAATATTGTTGCACTTGGCGGTAGTGATTTAGATGCTTTACATGCAAAGTATTGGAAGATGCTTTGCGGTTGGGCGTATATGAATAGTGTCCGAGTCATTGAGGGATGGGTATCCCCAGCAATGGAACGGGTGATTTCTCAATATGGTTTTAAACCTGTGTATACACACATGCGACTCGAATTGACGGAGGCTATGAAATGAACGAAACTAAATTTATGCGTATGCCCAGTGCCAAACAAATGGCAATGATGGGGATTCCTGATTTACCTGAAGCTGCTTTTGGCGGTGATATACCCCCACTGCAACGTAAAGCATTGGTCAGAGCTATGGGTATTCGCCCACAAGGTGGCGGTGGCGGTGGTGGTAGAGGCTTAATGGCAGTCGTTGGTGTTGTTGCTGCTGTTGCAATCCCATTTGCTGCACCTGCGATTGTTGGTGCAATGGCTTCTAGTACAGCAATTGCTGCGTCTATGCCTTTTGTAACTGCGGCTTTGAGTACCACGGCTGGTGCTGTGATTGGTTCTGCGATTGTTGGTGCTGGTTTAGGTGCGGTAACTGCGGCAGTAACTGGCGGTAACGTCGGTCGTAGCGCCTTGATGGGTGCTATCGGTGGTGGTATCGGTGGTTACTCACAAGCTGGCAGTATCACAGCACAAGGTACAAACGTCGGTACTGGTGCTACAGCACTTACAGATGCCGGTACTGCGCAACTAGCTACTACCCCAACGGCTAATGCTGTTGTGACTAACGTCGGTTCCAACACTGGTTACTGGTCTCCTGAGCTTGGGCAGTTCGTTGACCCAATGACTGGTAATACTATTGCCGCTCAAAACATCGCTTACGGCGGTACTGTTGACAGTGCAATGGCTAGTCAGTTGAGTTCAGGTTCTCTTGGTTCACAAAGCCTTGCTAACGCAATTAGTGCTAATGGAACTTTGGCTGTTAACACACCAGTAGCTGCTGGCGGTAATGCGGCTGCGTTTGGTGCTGGTGGCGGTACATACTATGACCCAACCACTGCGGTGGCTGGTTCTGCTCCAGCGTATTCTCAAGCTGGTTTGCAATACACTCCTGCAATGGAACAAGCTGCGGCTAATCAAGCTGTACAGTCTGGGCAATTAACGAACGTAGTTAGTAAAACTGGTGGGGCAACACAAACTGTTCCGTCCGCTGCTGCTACTACCACTGGAGGGGCTGCTGCTCAAGTTGCTCCAACGACATTTAGCGAAGCTCTTAAACAGAAATTTACTGACCCACGTAACCAAGCCGACTTGTTCCTTCGTGCGGCTGGTCAAATTGCTGGTTCTGCGATTGCTGGTGATGGCTTGTCAGATGAAGAAAAAGCCTTGCTCAATCAGCAAACTGCTGAACTTCGTCAGTTACGTGAAACTAACCAAGAGTTGTTTAACCAACGTCTGCAAGAAGCACAAGGACTCATTGGTGAGTCTAAATACTTTGACCCAGCGTACTTTGGTATGCAGAGTGAACGTGCTGTTAGAACTGCTGGTGCTCGTGCAAAGCGTGAAGCCCTTGGTAAGTTTGGCCCACAACGTGCAGGATTACGTAGCGCAGAAGAACGTCGCTTTGACTTAGGTATCTCGACTGGTAGTCAAACTGCTTACCTGCAAGGTGCTGATGCAGCGCAACAAAACAAAATCCGCACGCAAACTGCGGGTCTTAGCGCAATGCCTACAGGTGCTCCTACAGGTGCGTTGCAATATGGTTCTTATGTTGGTGGTTTATATGATGCGGCTGACCGTCGTCGTCGCCAAAATGCTGGTGACATCGGTGACCTATTCGGTTCATTCACTGGTAGTCGCATGGCTACTAGCGTGTAAAGGAGAGCACCATGTCTCTAAATATGGGGCAATTATTAGGCGGTGCTGGTATCGTTGCGGGTCGTCAGCGGCAAGCTGAAAACGCAGAGATTGAGCAACGTGGTAACTTAATGCGAATCCAAGAGGCTAACCGCCTCATGGAAATTCGTGCTCGTATGGGCGAAGGTACAAATGAAATAGCTAACGCTCCACTGCCACAGTTTGTGCAGACTCCGGGTACAACGATTGGTAACCCCAATGCACCTACTGCACCTGCTCCGGCTGCTGCACCTGCTCCGACTGCTGCACCTGCGTCTGCTACATCTGCGCCTGTTGCACCTCCTGCAAATGTACCTACAACTGCACTTCCGGCTGCACCCGCTGCGGGGTTGCGTACTCCTGCACAACTAGCTTCTATACCAACTGACCAGTTGACTACGGCTGAGTTTCAGGCGTTGCCACAACAAGAACGTCTTAAGCGATTGCAGATAGAAAATGACCGTCGCAAACTTAGTCGTATTGACACGGCTGTTGCTGCGCCACCTGCGGCTGCTTTTGATGTAGTAACACTCCCTTACACTGGGGCAGCTACGCTTTTACAAAAAGGTCTTAACGCAGTTGACTTTGCTAGATTTGGTCGTGCCGCAGGTTTTTATGACCCCGATGTAACTAGCGTAACAATTCCGGGTGCAGGTTCAATTACACCTTTTACTGACCGCCTACGTAAGTCAGATGCAGAAAACCAACCTATAACAGAAGCACAATTACTCGAGCGTTTAAAAACAGGCGAAGCTACTAAAGCAAAAGCAGTAGAAACTGAGCGTGTTAAAAATGCAGAGGTTGCCCAGAAGCAAGGTTTGGAAGACTGGCAACTGGATGCTAAGGGTAAACCCGTACGTGGTCTAGTAAATAACAATCCCGGCAATATCCGTCCTAGCACTCAGTACACATGGCAAGGTCAGGTTGGGATTGATAAAGGTGCGAAAGAAGCCGCAGGCTTTGTGCAATTTGCTTCGCCTGAAGCAGGTATCCGTGCCATGACGTTAAACCTGTTGTCTTATGACCAGCAGGGTATTAACACAGTACAAGGAATTATTAATCGCTGGGCACCTCCGTCTGAAAATAAGACAGGTGCATATATAAATCAAGTCGCAAAAGAATTAGGTGTTAAACCCACTGACACAATAAATCTCAAAGATGCAGCAGTTATGCGTCAGTTGGTTACTTCTATCATTCAATTTGAAAACGGAAAGAACCCATATAATGCTCAAATCATTGACACAGGCATTGCGCTCGGCTTTAACAAAGAGTCGCCAATTGTTACAGCAAGTACTGGAAAAGCTCCGCCAGTACCTACTCAAGCTCAAACAGTTACTCAAGCGGTAAACACAGGTACACCTAAAGATGTGGCAACTGCTGCGTCTACTGCTGTACCAGTACAACCTGCTAAAGATGGTGTGATGTACGGCCCTGCTCAGATTGACGCAAGTGCCCGCAATCCACAAATTCAGCAGTTGCTGACTACTCGTACTATGTTGCAAAAGCAGGTGGCTCTTTATAACCAGTATGGTATGGGCGATAAAGCCATAGAAGCTGCGGCTAAGATTCAAGCTATTGACCTTGGTATGTACAAGAACCAAGCAGACATCGGGCTTTATGAGGGCGCAACGACTGGTAACTTTAGCCGTGCTATGTCTGTGTTGTCTACCTTTACTGGTGCACCGCACCAAGTTCTAAGCCGTAATGATGGCAAGTTTGATTTGTATATTAACGGCAAGGTAGCAAAAGCTGGTCTTGATGGTACGCAGGTTGAACAACTTGTTCGTACGCAAGTCGACTCCGATTACCGTGCACAGCTTGCTAAACTACAAATTGAGCGTGGTACAAAACGCTTTGAGACTGATGAAAAAATTCGTGAGAAAACCAGTGAAGAAGTTTTACGTTCTGCTCGTGAGATTCAGCTTGAAATCCTCAAAGGTAATACTAAACTGGCTGAAGAAAAAATTAAATTGGCTGGCTTTAAACTTATTGGCTCTGGTGCTGGCGATGGTAAAGCCTATTACTCCAACGGTCTAGGCGATGTATTTATGATTGATGGGCAAAATAAAACAGCCACTATCAATGGTGCTACAGTTGACCTTGGAGTAGTTGCACAACAAGTTTCTGGAGTAGATAGGAGTATTTGGAGTACCGTGAATCCTCCCCAACAAGTAGTCAGGTAAGGTGAATTATGGCGACTAAAGCCACACAGTCATTTGAAAACCCACTGTACACTAGCTCTGGCGGGTCACTCGCCAGTGACATGAGTGGCTATACTTTTTTAAATCCTGCGGTTAGTACAGGGTCGGACGCTCTCCAGCAAGGGTTGGCTGACATTGCCGCAATGGGTGCAAGGGCGCAACAAATAACGCAGTTTGAACTGCCGCAGATTAAACGCCCACCTGCTATTCAGTACAGTCCATCACAGAAAAAACTTGCTGTACAGGGCGTTACCTTCGATGAAGATGACTCCGAGATGACCCTGCGTGCGGAGGCTTTGCTAGACCAGCCCCCCGTTGGAACACTAAAGGGTGGCGACTGGGTAACACTTACACCGCAAGCATACGGGCAGATTACCAGTGGTATCCGTAACCCTAGTCTTGGTCGTCTTATGTCCAAGAACTTTGGTATTGGCGTTGACCAGTTGCAGTTACTTGCTGGTCGTGGGCTTCAGCTTGCTGGCGCAGAACAAACAGGTCAGGCTATCGTTGACCAGCAGATGGATGACATACGTAAGAACCTTCCGTTCCGTCGTGAGTTCTCTGAGATTGATTCTTCTAAAGGTGCTATCGAGTGGCTGGCTGCAACTGTTGCCCAGCAAGGGCCGAACATCCTTGAGTCTATTGGTGTTGCTGCCGCAGGTTTCTTTGCAGGTGGCGCAGCAGGTGGCCCTTTGGGTGCGGCAGGTGGTGCACTGGCTGGCTTGGCAGGTAAGACTGCCTTTAAACAATCTGTACTTGCGGCTCTAAAGAAACAAGCAGCAGGCGAAGCATTAGATGTAGCCGAAACTAAACTGCTTAAAGAAGCGGCTGGTATTGCAGGTGCAACAATTCTTAGTGTGGGTCAGAACTACGCCACTGGTGCGGCTGATATTTATGGTGAGTTCCGTGAACAAGGGTCGGGTGCTGATGATACCAACGCTCGTCTTGCTGCTTTGTCAGGCGCAGTTCCTTATGCTGTTCTCGAATCTCTCCCTGAGTTCTTACTAGCTTCCCGTCTATTTGGGCGTGGTGGTATATCTGCCAGAGGTGGTTCAACTAACCTACAAGATATTCAGGGTAAAACCTTTCTTGGGACACAAGCCCTTCGTGGTGGGGAACTACTTAAGCGTGGAGCAAAAGGTGCGGCAGTCGGTGGTACGGCTGAAGGCTTAACTGAACTAGGACAAGAGAGTCTGCTTATTGGTATGACAGGTCAGGACTTTACTGATGCTGATGTACAGAACCGACTCCTTGAATCCTTTGCTGCTGGCTTTGGTGTTGGCGGTACGATTGGTGCTGGTGCTAACCTACGACGCGGCCCTATCGGCAAACAACCTACCAACTTGTTGAACCCCGGTCAGACTACTGACCCACCTCCTAGCGACTCTCGTGAAGTAACCCCCGTAGGCGGGCCAACCCCCTCAGGTGGTATGGGCGCACGCCCTGACTTCGTAGCTGGTGCTGCTGGTGTTCGTGCATCTACGCCGGGCGACCGCATCTACACTGGCCCAGTTGAGCCTAATCAGTTTGGTGGTGCGCAAGGCGTGCTTGACCTCGGTGGTATCCCTGTGGCTGAAGCCAAGGCTCGCAGCATGCAAGGCAATGTGCAACCACAACGGGTATGGGATGTAACCACTCAATCGTGGCGTGAAGTTAGCCCACAAAGTGCAGATGAACAAGTAGCCGCTAATTTCCAACAGAAACGTCAGGAACGTATTCAATTAGGGCAATACATCAATACCCTAAAACAACAACTTGCTAATCCTAATCTGCCCCCACAAGAACGGGCTAATTTAGAACGGCAATTAGCGCAAGCCACTGAAGCGATTCGTACTACGACTGATGTTATAGATACCACTCAGTTTGCTAGAGAGCAAGCTGGGCAACCGCCTATTCGGCAAGAATTACCAACAGTAGACCCTAATCAGTTGGCGTTGCAGTTTGCGCCTCCTGCCCCTAGTGGCGTAGGCTTTACTGACCAAGCTGCACCTATCGTAAACCCTGCTATGCAGCAGGCAATGAACTTGGCACAAAGCCGTGAAGCTCAGGTACAGGCGCAAGCCGCAGCCGCCGCACAGCGTGAGGCTGACCTTAATAAATTGCAGGCACGTGGGCAAGCCCAACGTCAACTGGATATTGCTCAGCAAGCTATGGACGCTGCCCGGGCACAACAGCAACAGACACAGCAACAACTTCCCACGAAACCGTTGCCTATACGGCAGCCTCAGCAGTTGGAATTGTTTAGCCGTAGAGAAGCTCCGCGCCCATCCCGTGCTGAAGGTCTACGTCGTGGTGTAGGTACGCAACTTCCTGAGCCAACCACTCCCGTGTTGCCTGTCCAAGACTTGCGCCGTAGTCCTCAAGTGCCTTTGTTTACTCAACAAGGCGCTCCATCTATGGCCGCTCTCAGAAGTGCAGGGACACAGCAACAAGTTGTACCGACAGTGCAGCAAGGCGCTACCCAGATTGCTCCAACAGGTGCACCTGTTACTGCGGTTACTTCTGAAGCAGCTAAGGGTGTGGCACTTAAGAAAGAAAAGACTGGCACGATTACCTTTGAAGATGGCTCTATATATACAGGGCAATTGAAGAAGGGCGAGCCTAATGGTCAAGGTACTTTGATTTATTCGGACACATCCACATACACGGGGCAGTTCAAGAACGGCAAACCACAAGGTAAAGGTCGTTTTGAAGATGCAGATGGTACTGTATTCGATGGTCAATTTGAAGATGGAGATTTCATACAACCTGAGGTAACAGAAGATGCCACTCAAAAAGGGAAGCAGCAACAAGGTCGTCAGTCAAAACGTAAGCAAGATAATGCGGGAGTACAAGGCGGGGGGCAAACTGGGCAACAGCCCACGACCCAAGAGCAAGGCGGCGGCAC